CCTCCTCTATCTCAAGTACGTCATCCGTCCACTCAGTCAGGCAACGCTTCATCCACTCATCGGGATGAGAATTTACTTTCACGACCATCTTGACAGTAACTTCTGCTGTCATGATCTCGTTTGCTTTTTCCATAGTTAGCTCCGTGTTTGAGAAGTGCTGTTGCCATTGAACAGTTTGACATTCCAACTACGTTGAAAGGGACGACCCAATGACTTGCACATTGGTGTGGCTACTGTCGTCCAGTTATTTACTCTTGTTCCCAAGAGTAAAGCTTTCGGGATCTCATCTTGACTCCACCAAGGGAATCAATCTCTACCGTTGAGACTCTCCCGTAGGCTTTCTTGCTGAGAACATAAGTCCCATAAATGTAGTCATTGATTTTGTATCCCACCGCAAGGTGAAGATTTACTTCATGATCTTGAACATTTACTCCCATGATCGCTCCGTTGTGAAGGTGAAGTGTTGACAGTAATGAACAGCTTGACATTCCAACTACGTTGAAAGGACAACACAGTGGTGTCGAGAACCAGCAAGATGGCTACCGCAGCAATCGCATGACCGCGAAGAAAAGTCATGGTCCTTGTCTGAATCTCCGCAGGCTACATAGCCTTCAACTGAATCAAGACCATCGTTTATCTCTTTGGTTCTTTGATCTTCAGTAGAAGGATCAATCGCCAGACCAGAGTAGTCTCCGTTGGCAATCACCATCAGACAGTCAACGCAGACCATGAACTCGTCATCAAGAATATCTACCATTGTTAGCTCCGTATTAGAAAGTGATAAGACAGACACTACCCCGCAGGGTAGCGTTTACTTGCCACTGTTAAACGGTTTGGACTTCCAACTACGTTGAGGCATGTCGTCGGTGGTAGGAATCAAAGGCTTGCAAAGCCTTCTCGATCTGCTCCACCGTCCAGTCATGACCCCATAGTCCAGTCCTATCCATCATCTCAACGAGATGCTTCGCAAACCTTGCTTTGCCGGAGTTATCATTGGTGTAATCACCAAAGTGAATCCGCTCTGCGTCATCCCAGTTATTGGCATAAACAAGGTTTGCAACAACATTCAGCATCAGTATTCTCCAAAAGGGTGAAAAGGTTGTTGCCGTTGTCGGCTCAGTAATGAACAGTTTTGGTTTCCAACTACGTTGAAAGGACGGTGGCAGGGAATCGAACCCTGCTAAACCACTCACCGTCAGATAGATCAGGAGAACATATCAAGCAATTCCTTGCTTACCTTTTCATTAGCAGCCTTGACATCCGGCTTCGACTGCTTGACTGTCTTCTTTGGAGTATCCTTCTTTGCAGCAGGTTTTGCTGGTTTCTTGGACTTCAAAGAGACAATCTTGGATCTCTTCTTTGGCTCCGCTTTGGTCTCTCCGTTGACCACTTTGCCGTCTTGGAACAAGACTCCCTTCTCAGCAGCATCCTCCACTTCGTCCATCATTGTCTGAATCTTGTCAGCATTTTCGATGAACAAGTTAGCCAGATCTGCTATTCTACCAGTCGTCAAGACGACTTCCTTCCGTCCAGCCTTGACCTTCAAAGCAGGGATTACATTCCCCTTGCTCCCTTTGGGAGCGAAGGTGATTGGTTCGATGCTTACGGTTTCCTCAGAGATAACTTCGTTTGTAAATTTCATAGTATCGGTGTCTCCGATTAGAGAAAGTAAAAAGTGAGCCAGCCAACCACTGACCGGCTCACCAATGAACAGTTCGGGGTTCCAACTACGTTGAAGGCTAAAGCTTGACTGCCACAACGCAGGGATCATATCCCTCAAGACATTCTTTGAACTCATCTTTGCCAAAGAACTCAACACACTCAGCCTTCGTCCACTTGTAAGTGGTTCCAGACTCCAAAAAAGTTACTTCGTACATCAGTCTCTCCAAAAGAGTTAAAGGTAAAACGATTAGACTGCCTCACCGCAGCGAGGCAGCTTGAATCGGCTCACCAATGAACAGTTTGGACTTCCAACTACGTTGACTGGCTCAGCGAGTCTTGCCAAAGCTCATGAGCATCAAAGACTTCGGTACATCTAGTGACAAGCTGACCAAAAGAGCTTTCACCATATCCCATGACCGTTGTCATTCTGATCAGCTTGTAGCTGACATCGACGAAGTTTACTTCGCACCATTTGGCAAATTCAGTCAGCCATTGTTGTGGCAAAGCAAAATCAAAAGATTCTTCCAGCTCTTGAAAGAGTTCTTGTTTGGTTGGGTTGATTTCTTCCAACTCAGGAATAGTTAGATCATTGAATCTTCTCATCAGTATTCTCCAAAGGTTTGTGAAAAACTTGCTGCCGTCAGTCGGCAACAATGAACAGTTTGGGGTTCCAACTACGTTGACTACCGAAGAATTGCAGTCGGCATGACGAAGTGGTGACGGTATCCTGCCTCACCAGCCCCACAACAATGACATGGTTCATCTTCGACATACTCCCAGTCTCGATCTTCGTCACCTAATTCTAGGTGACTGCTGTATTCGATCTCCATATTTTCAATATTCTCATCAACCATGATGATCCTATCATCCAATTCTTTAGATTCTCCATACTTCGCTTCAAGATCTTCCCATTCATTGACAGCTATTTCATAACAGTCATGACAGAAGTGAAGGTGTAAAGGTGTTTCCATCGGTATTCTCCAAAGGTTTGAACAGTAAAACGATTAGACCCCACCACCGAAGTGGTGGAGTTTCAATCGGCTCACTATTGAACAGTTTGGGGTTCCAACTTTAGTTGACAGCTAGTGCTTCGAACTCACGAACCCTGTTCTTGACTTCTGCTTCGAACATTTCTCCGATGGTGTCGTACTTCGACTCATCAATGAGGTAAAAAGCTTCGATGCAGATAGATCTCATCTCTCGATACATCTCCTTTCTTTCCTCTGAATCGTAGTGGTTTCCATCCAAGATCTCATCGCAGAAGACTTCATGCTGAATCCAGTCTGGAAGACTCCAATCCAAGGCTCCGAAGTCCTTCGAAAACATTTGTTTTCGGACAGTGTTTGACTTGTCAAAAGACCCAACAAATTTAGCAACATTACTCATCAGTAACTCCGTTATGTAGAAGATGACCAACCAACGTCGATTGGCCTCGATAGTGAACAGTTTGGGATTCCAACTACGTTGAGGTCTCACGCACCGAACGCGGGATCACCAACCAATCACCCACCGAACGCAGGAATCACGCACCGAACGCAGGCGCGAAGACAAAAAAAGGCTACCCTCCGTAGGAGAGCAGCCTTGAAGTTTACCGTTAAACCGTAGGTTTACTTTGCAGCATCCATCAGCAACCCTGAAAGGGTTAGTCGAGTCTTCAACGTTTCAACGTTGTAGTAGAAGGTTGATTGCTTGACCTTGGAAAGCTTCGCTTTCTCGGTATTTGCCAATTCAGGGTATTGGCAAAAAGCATGGATAACCTTTCTAAGGTTCTTTTGTCGAGGACCACAAAGCGTAAGCTTTACTAGCTGCTTCTCAAATGCTTCAGCATTTTCAGCAGGGTCAACCTCCGGTTGTTCATTCTGTGGGACTTTGTCCCAAAACTTGTCAGTTCCGTATCGAGAAGCCTCGATACCCTTGGTTGGATTGATGGCTTCGCCAACGTCCCAACCACTTACCCTTCGCCGAAAGGCGAGAAGCTGGAATTGCTCTTTCCATTCCGTAGGAATGTCTCCAGTCTCCACCATGGCTTTGCCAAGCTGCTTCACTGACTCCTCCGTGGCTTCAAGAAGAGCCATCGCACAGTCAGAGAGCCAAGCCTCCAACCGACTGTTCTTCTTCGAAGAACCCCTCAAGCCTTGACTCCACTCTTTCAGAGTGTCTTCCAGCCCCAAGCCTCCGGCTTGAACACCATCCCAGATCTTGGCAATCATCTTGCTTTGCAAATCGCTACTCATCGCTTTTCTCCGTAGGAGGTTGTGGTGCCGATCAACTGCTGTCGGCTTCATGAGCAGCAAGCTGCTTTCGTGCCTGTCTGCGCATATGCGTATAGATCTAGCAAGCTAGATCGGCGGGGCTAACTGCGGTCGGACTTTTCCGGCAAAACTCCTTACGAAGTAAGGAGATGGGGGCCGAAGGGGGTGGCCGCTCCCCACATGTACCCACCCCTATATGTACATTCCACTCTGAGTTTTTGAACGACCCTAGTGCCAAATGGCCTGAGAGGCTCGTACACGCATTTAGCAGCCGAGATGACATCTGACACCCGTAATCCATCCAAGAGCGTCACAGAGGCTCCTAGACGCCCTGAGAGCGACATTACGGTTTCCGCCTCAAATCCTATTGCAATCCATTAGAGAGTGGTGGTAGACTGCGGATCTCTTGCTATTAGCTCCAGCGAGAGGAAGTGAGCCCTTCCAGTGTCTTGCGTGTTCTTCCGGTAATCGAAAAAGTCTGAAGAGTACCTCCATAAAAAAGCACTGGGAGGGTTTTTTTGTACAAACCGAGGACTTTAGTCCCCAGACGTATTGACTTTAGTCCCCACATGCCTGTACAAATGCGTTGACATTGCTTTTTCTGCAATGATTCACGGGCTGAAGGAGATAGCGTGGATCGTATTGTTAGGATGCGAAATGCGATTCTCCGGGGGAAGTGCTTCATAATGAGGGATGAAGCTGCGGTCTTTGAGGTATTCTCAAGGATCAGACGCTATACAGTGATGGAACACAGATCTTCTATTAGTTGGTACAGGGGAAAGTCTGTATCACATCTGCGTTTCGACTACAGCGGCAGCGATTTCTTATCAAGGATGGGCGTAGGGGTTCAGGAGCAGTTTGCATTGGCGACTGTTTGCAAGGATCTACTTCTTCTTGTTGAGCTTTGTGTGCTAGGTACGGACGGACACATCTACGAGAGCAATGAGTGCAGGTCATCATCTCTCCGTGAGCTTCCGTTGCCTGAGGAGATTTCTGCTAAGTGCATTGAGATTCGGGCTAATAAGCCATTGAGTAGCTTTGCTGATAGCTGGATTGGGTTTGATGGATCAAGTATTAGAGAATGGAGAACCACTGACATGCAGGAGGACTTCGATGTTGGTTTTGAGCAGGAGTGATGGAGAGGGTTTATTGTTCCGATTGCCGGATGGTACGGAGTTTCAGGTGTTTGTAGAGGCGGGTCACACTCGTAGCACCTACCGATTATTGGTAGATGCGCCGAGAAAGATCGCTGTGAGTAGGATTTCTCCTCGTGGAAGAATCCAATGCTCGAACCCGAACACGAAAAGAAAGGGGAACGGGGGATGGAGAACGCAGAATACCACGCGCACTTAGCGAATGGGGCGAGCATGTTGAAGGTTGCCGACTCGGACTGGTGGCTATTCAACGAAATGTTCAGGAAGAAGACGATACCGCCAGCGGATTTGTCTGGAAAACCGCAGGTAGTTGTGGGAGACGCTTGTCATCAGATCCTCCTTGAGGGGAAAGATCCAGATGAAGTGGTGGCTTTCTACCCTGAGTGGTGCAAGAAGAGCAACGGATCTATCAATCCGAAGCCAGCACAGGAGTTCAGGGAGCAGATGAAGCTTGAGGGGAAGTCAGTCGTGAAGGACGAGGACTTCAAACGGATCATCCAGATCTGCAATTCATTCAATCGCGACCCGATTGGGAGGCTTATAGGTCAGGAGGATGTGATTTGCGAGCGACCGATCTTCTGGACAGACACTCAGACGGGTGTCGATTGCAAGTGCAAGCCTGACTTCATGCGTGTTGGTCCAACGATTGAGTGTTACGACCTGAAGATTAGCGAGAACCCTGAGCCAAAAGCTTGGGCTCGCATAGCGAGAAGGTTGAAATACTACATACAGGTGGCTCATTACACGAATGGTCTGGTGCATTTGTACCAGCGACCCGTGAAGTTCACCTTTGTGGTGGTGGAGTCTAGGGCTCCGCATCGGATAACGCAGTTCCAGTTTGATGAAATATCAATGGAACGCGCGAATGAGAGTTATGTAAAGCTACTGAGTGAGCTTGCTAGGAGGATTGAGAAGGACGATTGGTCTGCTGGGTGGGAGTCTAAGAAGAACACCCTGACGATTGAGCCTTGGGATTTAGATTTATCAGAGGAACTGGAGGGATTTGATGAATAAGCAAAAGCCAAAGGGAGAGGTTTTTGAAGGAAGAAGCGGCGAGATGAAGGAAAGTCCTTGGCTCGCCAGTGAGGATTTGCTTGGAGTTGGCGATCAGAAGGTAAAGATACTTCGTTGCCACAGGTACAAGGACGTAGAGTTCGACGGAGGTCGCAAGGAGGAGACCGTTTACGCTCTTGAGTTTGAGGGGAAGAAGAAACAGTTGGTGCTAAACAGCACGAACCGAAAGTCTTTAGTGAATCTTTTTGGTGGCAACGTCAAAGATTGGTGCGATCAAGAGGTAACGCTTTGGGTGGACCAGAATGTTCGGTTCGCCGGTAAGAGAGTATGTGGAATTAGGATCAAGAAGTAAGGATATACGATGACTGAAATATCAAGCGACATGCAGAAACTTGTTAGGTGCGAAGAGATTGTGGACAAAGGTGTCAGGAATATGCTCGATGCGGCGGAAGCATTGAAGGAGATACGCGACAACAGGCTTTACAGGGAGAGAGGCTACAGTTCATTCGATCAGTATTTGGCAGACGAGTGGGGCTTTGGCAGATCCTATATCAACAAGATCATCAAAAGCTCTGAGACGAGAAAGCGTCTGGGTACTTTAGTCCCCGACTTGGATTCGTCATCTCTTGCTGAGACTGCGTTGAGAGAGTTGAACAATGTTCCCGACGAGCATTTAGAAGATATTATCGACATGGCTTCGATGACAGCGAAGACTGAGGGGAAACGTCTTACTGCTAGGGCTATCAAGGATGCGAGAATCTTGTCTTCTCCTGAGAACTCGGATGTTCCTGATGAGTCTCCTAGCAGTGGCGCATCGGAACCCAATCCGTATGACCTTCCCCAAGACAAGCTAGACCAGAGTAGGCGGATTGCCTTGAAGAGCGTGGATGCCCTCCGCAGGCATTTGAACTTTCTCGGCATCAATGGTTACGAAAAGACTTTAGTAAAGGTAAGGGGGGAACTGGATATATGAAGGCATGGAAGCATCAGGACCGGATTCATGATGACTGTAGGACACTAGCGAAGAAGGGGGTTAAGTCTTGGGTTGTGAACAGCCCATGTGGTAGCGGAAAGACTTTCATGATGACGAGGATCATTCTGGGTTTGATTGCGAATGGACTGCGAGTAGCGATCTACAGCGTGAGAATCCAGAACACTTTTCAGATCATGCAGTCTTTGGAGAAGGCTGGCATCAAGTATGGGGTAGTGGCTGCTTCGTTTCCCGGAAGCAAAGATCTGGATGCGATGGTTCAGGTATGTAGCTTGCAGACTGTGGCTAGAAGATCGGGTGCAATACCTGAAGCGGATTACATCATCATTGATGAAGCACACCAGCAGGTCAGCAAGCAGGCAGAAGAGATCTTCGGCGCGTATGACAAATCGGGTTCAACACGAATAGGCTACACAGCGACTCCGGTTGGATGTGGCAATTTGTATAAATCAGTGGTCTCGCCTCCGAGCTTCAAGGAATTGATAGCTTGCAATGCACACTTGCCGGCTAGGGTGTTTGTTCCTGAGTCACCTGCTTGCGTTGTCAAAGATGATAGAAGCTCACTGAAGACAAACAGCAACGGAGACATAAGCTCAAAGCTTGATGCAGCGATCAATGCCGTGACAAGCGTCTATGGCAACGTGTACAAGGAGTGGAAGCGTCTCAACCCTGAGGCACTACCTGCTGTATTGTTCGCGCCGGATGTGAAGTCATCTATTGGCTACGTCCATCGTTTTCGTCAGCAGGGAGTTCGTTGTGCTTCGATTGATGGCGAAAGAGTTGTCATGTGTCGCGCTGACTTCAGTGGTGTCGATGAATACGACAGTACTGTAGATGCAAGGCAGGAAGTCATTGAAGGATCTAAAGACGGAACCTTCAAGATTGTTTGCAACAGATTTGTCCTAAGGGAGTCAGTGGATATGCCTTGGCTATATCATTGTATTGTTTGCAGTACGATGACAGGGCTTAGCACTTACCTGCAATCTGTTGGTCGTGTGTTGCGTTACTGGCCTCACTATGACCATGTGATTATCCAAGACCATTCAGGCAGTACCGATCTTCATGGGTTTCCTTTTGAAGATAGGGAGTGGACACTGGGCGACACGAATCGTACTATGGCTAAGAAGCTCAGGCAGCAGAGACAGAAGGCATCGGGGACTGGGGATGAACCGATCATCTGTCCGAAGTGTTCTGCCGCAAGATTGAGCGGCAGCAAGTGTTGGTCATGCGGACACATGCACAGCCGTTCAGTCCGACTAATTAGAGAGTTGGATGGAACACTTACTGAGCGGAAGGTTGGAAGGATCAACAAGCAGAAGAAGTCTAAGAAAGACTTCGAAAGTATTCTTCGTTCAATGCTCTACAGGTTCAAGAACAGTTCAAGTGGAACTGGAACCGTAAGGCAGGCATACGCTTTAGCAGAGCGTCAGGCGAGGATAAATGGAGTTGATCCTTACAAGGTTCACAACGTCTCTTTGCCAAGAGAAGCCGGTGACTGGAACAAGTCAGTTAAAGACTTTTACAAGGGCAAACGGATATGAGTGAGGTAAACAAAGAAGAGATATTCAATTCCATACGGAATGCACAGTCTCTTCATGTGTTAAAGTTTCTCGGTGATGTGCTGAAGCTACACAAGCTTTATAAGTTTCCATACACCGATGACGAAGAGTTCATGCAGTCATGCAGAGATGAGTATTCATTTAATTACAAGGCTTTAGCTAAACAGGAGAACGAGCTTGAAGTACGACAACAACAACAGCGGCGCATTGTTCAAGAACCAGAAGAAGGACACGGACAAGCACCCGGACTACACGGGGGTAGCGACAGTGGACGGAAAGGAGTACAGGATCTCTTCTTGGATCAAGAAGAGTAAGTCTGGTACTACTTTCATGAGCATTGCTTTTACGGAGTCAGAGAACCCTCCAGCAGCTCAGACAACAACGGTGTCAGAGGAAGACGCACCATTCTAAAGATCTTCTCCTGTGAGCGGCTGGTGCAGCCTCAAGGGTGTTCGATTCGCCCTCGCTCACATTGGGTATTGGAGGCGAGCCCATTGTAAATCGCCGGGTGGAAGTTCATAGCGTCCACCCCGTTGTGTCTGGCTCCGAAGGAGGAGGTTAGAGGCTCAGCGACTCCCTGCGAGGTGAACCGGTCACCTGCGCATAGCGGAGCGTTGTGCCTTCACCAAAGGAGGAAATTATTATGAAGAGGGTTAAGTATATGCAGGATGCAAAGCTTTATAGTCTTGAGCTTGTGTTGCTAGGAATGGTGTTAGCTCAGGATGGAGACAGGGATGAGATACTATCTCACATTGATGAGAAGGAGCTTTTCTCCGAACGGGTTGGAAAGTGCATCAAGGCAGTGCGAACGAGAGACTCAGGTGATGTGGCCGCCGCGCGGAAAGCGTTTGAGGGCATGGGTCTGAAGGTAGACGACAGCGTTAGGGATGAATTGATAGCGAGAGTCAAGGTGACAAACGCAAGGCGAAAACTACAAAGGAGTTTATTTGATGTCAGTGTTTCACCGAATGGGGACATCGAGTCTGCGGTCGATTCAGTTAATGAAATGGCTGACAAGTACAAAGAAACAAAGAGGAAGTACGAAAAGCAAAAGCCAATCAATTAAGGAGGCACCTTTGAACAGGCAAGCAAGACTTCATTCAGAAGACCTAAATCTTTTCAGTGAGTGGGTGAGCATGGGCGAGTTGACACATTCTGATGCAGCCGTCCGGTTAGCGCAGATCAATGGATTCTCAGGTATTGTTGAGACACGGGACGAAGATAGTAGTACAATCTTCAAGCACTTAGTCGAGCCAGTTACAGAGTACAGGGTCACTTCTTACAGGGGAGATAGCTGATGTCTTTGATCTTGTTGTTTCTTTCTATATGGGGCGATGCTTGTTCCGATCAGGAGCGGTGTCAGCGAGAAGCAAACTTCATGGCTAAGAATCATTTCTATGGTCACGCCGGAAACACGATTGGTCGTTTCGAAGGAGTTGGTTGGGGGAGGACTAATAGTCCCCGAACCTGCGTACCTGAAAAGTCAAAGGGCTATGAGCCTACAGGTGACGCAACAGCTACATCAGAGGACGGTATAACATTTAGAGTCCGCAGTTGGAGATAGCGGGTAGCCTTACATAAAGGAGCATCAGATGACTCACCCGAACAAAGTCAAAGGCAACACTTACGAGCGAGAGCTTGTCAATCAAGCTAAGGACTTGGGAATGGAGGCTAAACGTGCTTGGGCATCTGATGGAAGATCTCTTGGTATGCACGAAGAGGTAGACCTTGTAGTTGCTGAAAAGAAGATTCAAGCCAAGAGAAGAAAGAAGCTGTTGAAGGGATTGCAAGATATGATCGGTATGCTTGAACACACTGATGCAGTTGTGTTCAGGGAGGACGGTGGTAAGAGCCATGTCCTTATTAGTTGGTCAGATTACTTGGGTTTCCTTTCAGATGAGCAAACCACTTAGCAGGGAGTTTCTTTTGTCTCGCGGATATTGCTGCGGGATGGGTTGTGCTAACTGCCCTTATGGAGATGAGATCGTGAAGAATGGAAAGGGCGATTCTTTTCGCCCAGTAAATCGCGAAAGGTTTGAAACAAATTATGAAGAAATCGACTGGGGACGCGAGGGCAATAGCAAGGGTCGTCCGGTCGGTTATCGAGACGTTTCGTCGGAGAGGGTGGAGCGTAAAGACCCACCGAAGCCCGAAGAGCCTTAGTCGATACGTCAAAGCAGAAAAGGGTAGGCGAAGGATAGTGATTAGGGTAAGCGACCATCCTCCTAACCCTACCTGCGATTCGGACATCAACCTGAACCCAAGGTTCTATCAGCAGAAGAAACTGGCTGACATGCTTGATAGGAAGAAGAAAAAGAACAGGCTGCCAAGGAACAGATCATCCAGATGACTTGGTGATGTTCAGGTGTTCACACTCCATTAGAGCTTTGGCTATTTCGGTGGCAGTCTGTTCGACAAACTCTTCGCTGAAGCATTGGAAGTTTGCAGCGTGAAGCATCTCATGAATATAGGTATCGAGAAAGTTCTTGGTGGAAAGATCAGTTCTTACTCTGATCGAGCTATTCTTGTCGTTGCAGGTTCCCCACGTTTTCTTCGGCATATCCTTGCGAACGGTGTACGTTACGTTCCATATCTTTCCGTTGAACTTTACCTTGCTCACTTTTTGATCCTCATCGGCTCAAATATAGCTTGCTCACCGTCAATGATGACAGCGCATCCGAGTACAGGTTTAGCAGCGAAACGCTTACCGTATGACATGGCACCTGCTTCGTGGTCTACACCACATCCAGTCTGGCAGCCGAAGATGGTCCCACGCTTATTTCGGAACCATTCCACACCTCCTTGCGAATGATGGTGACCTTGAATCAGGGAAGCAAATTCTTGTTTCGCCGATGTGAGAGCAGCCATTCTTCCACCACGACCTTTGTCTCCGTGACGGTAGATGCAACCATCTATGATTAGGTCGGAGTATCGTTCATAGATCTTCCACCGTCCGGTCTTCCATATTTTTCCGGGCTTGCTTAGGAAAGACTCTGGCACACCGACGACCTCCAGTTGACGCTGGGGTAGGCAGTCATGGTTTCCGAGAAGCCAGTGCGCATAAGGGAAGCGAGAAGTAAGTTCAGCAATCTGCTCGCAGGCTTTTTGGTATTCTGCTAATGGGTCTCTAAGTCCTGCTGCCTTGGTGTGAAAAGACATCGCACAGTTGTCGGCAACATCTCCTATCATTACCGTCTTGTTTGTCTTGTATTTCTCGGCAACCTTCTCCAGAAAGTTGGGGTAATCCCGTAACATTACAGGTGCGTGACAATCTCCCACCGCGAGAACACGAGCCATCGTCTTACTCCTCAGACGAGTCTTGTTTTCTCAGGAAGTCTATAGTCCAGCTAACACTGGACATCCTCCTGCTCCCAATCTTTTTCGTTTTAAGCTTTACTCTTCCTTGAGGTGTTGATACACCGAAAAGGTACCAGTTGCGAACAGTGCTTCTTGGTACATCTACGATGCCTTGCTTCCTGAGTTCGATGCGCAAATCTGTGATTGGCATCAAGGCTTTCGATTCCCTTGGTAACTCAGAAGTCATCAAATCATTATCCCCCAATAGTGTTTTCTCGTCCAATCTTGGCCGAGATGTTTAGTTTAGAGTTGAACCAGTTTATGTGCATCAGAAGATTTATTGAAACAAAACTTCCCAAAACCCTTCTGGTGCATATCAATGTCTGACTCTGTTGAACAAAACGATGCAGAGCATGAAGCAATCGAGGAAGCTGGACTTGAGCTGGACGCTCAGGATAGTCACAGCGATGACGATCAATACACTGACGACTCCGCTTCTCCCCCTTTGGCGGAGTCCTCCCGTGAGGACCAAGGCGGCATGGAGGCTGCCGAAGTCCAATCCGATGGCTGGCAGAATGCTTTGCAAGAAGCTGGCTTTCAGTCATTTGATGACGTTGACTATGCGGTAAGAGCTTTAGTTGACGCTAACAAACAGAGAGATCAGCAGATCTCAATGTATGCGGATCAGCTTAAATTCTATCAGGAACAGATGCGGAACCGCGACCTAGCACCGCAAGTTTCTCCTGAACCAGAGCCAGTAAATCAAGAAACTGACCCAATCGACTCATTGATTGATGGATGGCAAGACCCTTCTTGGGCTCACCAGTACATTGAAATCGACGAGGAAGGAAACCGAGTAATCTCAGATCATGCGGATGAGGAAACTCGTCAGCGGATCATGGAGATGGATCGCGGCCTTCGCAAGTGGCAGGAGGTTCTGCAAGACCCTCGGCAGCTAGCAAACGCTATTGATCGTCGTGTTGAGCGAATGATCCAAGATAAGTTTGAAGCTAGTTACACTCAGAAGCAGACTCAGGCGACTGAGCAAGCAACGGTAGATTCATTTGTGAATAACAACGCAGATTGGTTGTACCAAAGAGATCCTGCTACTGGTCAGTACATAGTTGACCCAGTTACTAACAATTATGTCTACAGTGATTCCGGCGTGAAATTCACGCAGCACATGGATAGCTTGAGGGCTAAAGGTGTTAGCTCGATCAAAGATCAGATCGAGATGGCATCAATGATGATGGGAGGCGCAACACCTCAGCAATCACAGCCTGCACAGCAGCAGTCAACTCAACAGACTATTGATGAACAACGCAAGGCAATGAGAGGAAGGACGAATAACACGAGAACGAGACAAACCAGTTTTAATGGAGTAAGTCCAGATAGTGGGTCTGGAGTTACTGGTGAACAACAGCTTTCATTTGGCGAGATGACACTCGCTGCCATGAAGGAAGGCGTAGAGTAATTTCTTTTTTTTAGGAGAACAGTCATGCCAAGTGGCTATCAGAATTTCGATCGCTTTTCGTGGGCGCGCTCGCTGCACACCACGATGCCGAAGCTCCTCAAAGAGGTTGAGGACACTGCAAAGAAAAACTTCCAGATTATGGCTCTGCTAGAGTCTGCTGGACGTATTTCGACAGGACATGGAGGAGAGGGTATTCAATGGCCTATCCGTTACCGTATGCACAAAGCTCAGGCTGCTGACGGAACAAACTCCCGTAACTTTAGCCCAACGAACTTGTTCAAGACGGCTTCGCTTGATTACCGCGGTTATGAAGTAACCGACTCGATCAAGCGTCGAGAGATGGAAAAGAACAAGGGCGAAGCAGCAGTCATCAATGTATTGAATGGATTTGCTGAGCGACTGAAGGAATCACTTCTTCAAGAGCTTGGTCCTCAGTTCTATGTGGACGGCGAAGCAGCAGACAACGACCGTTTCTGGCATGGCTTCAAAACCCTTGCACGAACCAACGGTCAGGTCATCAACAAAACCTCTGGTGCATCACAAGCTGTAGTTAGCGGCAACGAGCCAAACTACGTTGCTGCTCCAAGTGGAACCTACGGTAACCTTTCCTGTGAGCTTGGCTACTACGGTGGCTCTCAAGAGTCTGGTGCTTGGCCTGAGAATACTCAGGATGCCCAGTACGACTTCTGGTCCCCCCTTGTAGTGGTACGCGATAGTACCTCTTGGTCGGGCAGTAGTGATGGCGAAAAGCTTGAGAAGGCTTTGCGTTACGGTATCACTCACGCTCAGCGTAACAGCACTATCGACGGTCAAATCACCAACGTGTTTATGGACCGTGGTTTGTTTATCGACCTCAAGAACCACAACGATGGTCGCCAAACAATCGAAGTTAAAATGGCTCCCGGCTCTTTGACTGAGCTTGGATTCTTGAATGTATTCCGATTCGACGGCATTGAGCTTTCGTTTGAGAATGCTGTTCCTGCTGGATATGCCTTCGGCATCAATCTTGCTTGCATGGAGCTGATGGGATTGACCGATAATCTGTTCGAAGATGAAGGTGGCCCTCAGTACGACATCAACACCCAGTCGATGAATGCAGTGGTAAGTACCTTGAGTAACATCAAGTACAAGTCACCACGAAACTTTGTCGTTTGGAAACCAAGCTCTGAAGTTTAATCGTCAAGTTAAAGGAGAATAAATCATGTTAGATAGCGTGCCAGATTTTGGCCTTGGCGATACGATCCGAGGCAAGAACGACGACAACGTGGAGATTAACCTCTCCCTCGATGGTCGAGAGTACACTTTTCCAATTACAGAAGAAGTTGCGTCCGCAGCAGGTTTTGACGCGCGTACTGTGGGGCGGCGAATCACTGCTCGCATTATGCGTAACAAGTCAGGCGATGTGTTGAACAAGTGCCGAATCGTTGCAGTTGATGTTGCTAACGGTTATGGAGGTCTTGGACATGCGACAGGCGAAGCTTCTGCTAACACTCGTTACGCATTGGTAGTTGACCCTTCGCTGTCAGGAACCGTTGCTGATGGCGACTTGTTTTATGCAATCGTCAAAGGACCAGCAAAAGTTCAGCAGCCTTCTTCCGCACCAGCCGCACTAGCCGTTGGAGACGTTATCAAAGCTGCTGATGATGGCCGAGTTGCTGAAGCTGCTATTGGTACTGATGGTGGACGAATCCTCGGAACTGTTTTGAGAGATTACGACCCCGGAACTGCTGATGGTTTTGTCGAGGTTGACCTAGCCCCTGACGCTGTATAAGACTCGTCTTCTAGGATGGATATTGAAGCGGACGAGCCGCATATGGTTCGTTCGCTTTTTTTATTAGCAATATGTTTTCACCAGAGCCAGAGCCGGTAGATCCAATCGAAGCTGCTTCACCAGCGGTGGGGGAGAAGTTCTGCACCCACTGTGGTCATAAGAAGATCCTTGATGCTTTCCATAAGGATGAGACCAAGGAGGATGGCAGGAGAGATGTTTGCAAGGATTGCCGATCACTAATCAATGAACAGAAAAAACAGGACAGCTTAGACGCTAGGCTGAGAGAACTAGAGAAAGAAGGACTTGAGTCACTAGGTAATCTTTCTTCTGGAGGAAGCTTCGACCCTCACATCAATGAAGTGTTCGAAGCGATGATGAAACCTTTCGGTGGAGTGAACGGGTGGGCAAAGCATTTGTTTGCTACTTACCTAGCATGTGATCCGGGTTCTCAGAAAAGAGTTAAGATACATGACATGATGATGCAGCTAGCAGGCAAAGTCACAAAGCTTGGTCTAGCAGAGCGTCAGTTAGATATGATGGAGGAAAAAGATTTATTGCAGGTGATGAGGCAGCACATCATCGAGTATCAGGAAGGTAACAAGTTGCCTCCGACAGCAATACCAACTTTTGACGACACAGTGATTGATGTCTCATCAGTAGAGGAAACGGATGAGTGAAATACCAGAGGTTCCTGACAAGCTTCCTCATGACCTTGGCGTAAGTTCATATGCTAAGAAGAAGGCTCTGCGTGTAGCAAATGAGATAGCAAGCCGTAGGATAGAGGCTCTTAATCTTTACGTTCCTCAGCCAACACAAGATGATTTCCACCGATGCAAAACCGCTGAGTGTATGCTGATGGGTGGTAACCGTGGTGGCAAGAGTTTGGCAGCTTTTATTGAAGACGCTCGTGCATTATTAGGTAGAGATCCTCATGGAAAATATCCACAGAAAGACGGAACGCTCGCAATCGTTGCCTATAAAGAATGGCACATCGGAAATGTCGTGTACCCCTACCTCTTCAAAGCAGGAGCCTTCAAGATCATCCGCGACTCCGAGACGGGTTTGTGGAGGGTGTACCGACCTTGGGTGCCTCAGGACAGGGTGCGTAAGGCGGAAGCGAAGCCAGCCCCGCCGTTGATACCTCCCCGTATGGTTGAAAAGATTGTCTGGAAGGACAGAGCCAAAAACATATTTAGCAATGTGTATCTGAAGACAGGATGGGAAATCAAAGCATTTTCAAGTAGATCTAAGCCAGAGCAAGGTTTCCAAGCCGACCTAATACACATCGACGAAGACATCCTTGATCCGTCTTGGTACGAAGAAGCCGCAGGTCGTTTGATCGACAGGAACGGTAGACTCATCTGGTCTGCTTTGCCTCATGACGAGAACGATGCGATGGCTCGTTTTGCTGAGAGAGCAGAGACTCAACAGGAGAATCATGAGAGGGGAGGTAAAGAGCCTACGACAAAAGTCTATCGCATCTCGATGGAATCCAACCCGTACTTGCCTGAAGAAGCTAAGAAAGCTGCGGTGGCAGGATGGAAGTCTATGGGAGAGGACATTTATAGAAAGCGTGCGTTGGGTGAGTTAGTCACGGACTCAGTTCTTATGTACCCAATGTGGAGGTACGGCGTACACAGTGTGAACAAGTATTCAGGGATGCTTGGTGGCGAGGTAGATCAATACCTGAAAAACAACACTGTTCCAGAGCATTGGTGTAGAAGGCTTGCTGTTGACCCCGGTCATGACACGGGTGCAGCGATACTTATTGCAACACCACCCAGCGAGAAGTTCCACCTAGTGTTTGGTGAGCTGTACATACACCAGTGTACGGCATCAATAATCGCTGAGCAGTTAAAGAGAGCCACTCTTGGTGTATGGTTTCAGTCATTTATCATCGACGCTCACGGGGGTAATCTGACTTCGATTGATACAGGGATCTCCCCAAGAGAGGCATACGAAAGAGAAATGCTAGACAGAGATGTCAGGTGTGTTGAAACACAGCACAGGTTCATTCCCGGATGTTCAGTGATTGCCTACAGGGAGGAGATACTTCGGGGTATGCTATCGGTAGGTGCTTCTGGTAATCCAGCCATTCTTGTTGACTTTGACGCTTGTCCAAATCTGGACAGAGAGATGAAGAGGTTCAGGAAGAAAAAGGTGAACGGTAGCGTTATCGACACGGGCAACAGAAGAACTAATACTCACGCTATTGAGTGTCTTGAGTATCTCGCGGCATACTTAAATGACGCATCCAAGACATACATAAAGCCCAAGGGGAGGAGGCTCGCTCTCACTCCGGGTCAGCAGAGAGTTAGAGCTTTCAGGCAGAGACAGAAACAGAGGCAGGAAGCCGCTAATCCGTTTGGTGTGACAAGCACCATAATCCTCGGACCACAGGGTACGATTGATGGCTAAAAAGTCAGTTAGAAAAGCAGTAGAAGAGAAACTGGACGTAGTTGAAGAACCAGTGGAAAATAAGGTATCGACACCTCAGGAATGGCAAATGCCTAAGCCTAAGCGTGGTGACATGGTACTTTTTTATCCCAGATCAGTTATTTCTGAATCTAATTCAGAGGTGGCGTTTGTGACAAATGTACACAACAAATCACTGAAAGTAGTTGTCGGTGTGCAAGGTCACGATGATGTTTACCACAAAGATGACCCGAGGATTGAAAGAAACCCTGACCTGAAGATTGAGATTCCCGGAGTCTGGGACTTCATGGAATCAAAGAGCCTCAGGGATCGGGTAATAGAACTAGAAGAAAGAGTCGCCAAACTGGAAGGCTAATCTAGCATGGATGAATACCCATCACCTACCGGAACCAAGAAGTATCCATTGTCTCCACTGGTTGACAGGTGGAAGCGGGTGTTCTCCGCAGCGAAGAAGGACAAGAAGAAGAAGTTCGATGTGTACGCTGATGAAGCGATGAGCTTCTTCGACGGACCAGTCAATCACATGTGGTCTTCTATTCGTGGGCAAAACAAAGGAAGCGGGCATGATGGCTTCCTTGCGCCGGATGTTCAGCTTCCTCAGTTTGAGATGAGCGTCAATCGCTTGTTCGAAGCTGTCAGTATGTTCGGTCCTGTCTTGTATCATCAGAATCCGGTGATCGCTGTAAGCCCTAGAGAAAACCCGAATGTAAGCATAGAGACGTTTTATGCTGGCAACATTCAGGCAACCCAGTTGTTGTCTATGGCACCAGCCGTCGAACAGGGTGTGGTTACAGATCCTTTCATAATCCAGTCAGTCCAGCAGTTGTACCAGCAGTACAATCAGGCGGTCGATCAAGACGAAAAGTCATCTACTATAGATGGTGATCATGCGTACATCTTAGAGTCGATAAGTAACTACATCCAACAAGAGGGTGCTAAGCAAGACGAAGCTAGGCTAGCCATCACCGAAGCAATCATCACAGGCTTAGGTCTTCTGGAAGTGAAGGTAGAGCAGCCGCCAGCAGGTGGACCGAAGATAGCTAGGAGTAGATATAGGTCTAACAGGGACTTGCTTGTGGACCCAGATGCTAAGTATTGGAAGGACTGCACTTGGATTGCACTGCGATCCTGCGAGCCAGCAAATGTTGTCGAAGAGAAGTTTGGTCTTAGGCCGGGTTCGCTCAAGGGCAAGTACGCGAGAATGAGTGCAGCATCCGATGCCAGCAGCAGGAAGCGAAATGGAGATGGAAGCTATGCTGGAGTCACCCATGATCTAATTGAGTATTGGGAGGTCTACTCGAAGAACGGTGCTGGTCAAAACATAAAGCTAGCCGAGAAAGACAAGAGGATCGGAGGTCTCGATGCGCTAGGTGATTTTGTTTATCTAGCGATTTGCGAGCAGTGTCCTTACCCATTGAACATGTCGCCTGACGTTCTAGCTTCGGGTGATTTAGATCTAATACTACAGAAGACCTCTTGGGAAGTTCCCTTCTGGGACGACTACATGAGTGACGGTGGTTGGCCTATTTGTCGCCTTAGCTTCTATAACAAGCCCGGTGAGATTTGGCCTATGAGCATGGTCAAGCCATGTATTGGAGAGCTTAAATTTGTGAACTGGTGCATGAGCTTCATAGCTGACAAGGTTGCGGCTGGCAGCAAGATCTATGTAGGTGTCATGAAAGAGGCTGGTGAAAATATCAGGAGCCAGCTAACAGGAGGTAAAGGTCCATTTAGCATTATTGATCTTGAAAGAATTTCTGGTAGGAGCCTCAACGAGACAATTAGTTTTCTGCAAGCTCCTAACTTCTCTATTGACATTTGGCAGATGGTTTCAGAGGTCAACAATCAAATTGACAAGCGGTTGGGATTGACCGAATTGATGTACGGGCAAAGTGGCAGGCAGATGAGAAGTGCTGCCGAGGCCCAGTACAGGCAGCAGAATATAAACATCAGACCTGACGATATGGCTTCCCGCGTTGAGGACTGGTTAAGTCTCACCGCGACTAGAGAGATTCAGGCAATGCGATACACAGCATCGTCTGAAGACTTGGTTCCTATTATTGGTCAGACAGCGGCTAGAGTTTTCGAAGAGCAAATACTGACTGATGATGTGACAAGGATCACAAGAGATTTCAGGTATAGGGTTGAAGCTGGTACGGCAAGGAAGCCTAACAAGGATACGCAGATTGCTCAGCTAACGGACATAGGTCAGTACATACTTCCAGTGATTCAGCAAGCGATGATGTCGGGCGTCACAAGGCCGTACAACGCTTACATGAATGCACTGGGTAGAGCGATGGATATTGAAATTGATGAGTTCTTGCTGGGGGATGAAGAGCGTCAACTTCTTCTCCAGATGAACGCACCTCCTGAACCACAGCAACAAGAGGAATCGGATGATGATGTCGCCTGATAGGATTGCAATCATTGAGGCTGAGATGGACTCCACAGGTCTTCGTGAAGTCTATGACCGGCTGATAGCATCGGGCAACAGTCCGAATATGGCGGCAATGCTCGCTTCACAGCAGGCACCCGGCGTATGGAATACCGAAGCGAACTTTACCAAACGTGAGAACGAGAGGATGAGTTCTATGGGTTCAGATAGGGTTGAAGACATAGTTAAAATTGCTCGTCGCGCAGGGATCAACACTCAGGGAAAAACATACAACGGTTCTCTTGGTAAGTACGACGATCCTTCGGCTTGGGTTTCGGGTAAAGACGATGTTCGCGCGGCAGCCATTGCTAAAGGAATGAATATTGACGGCATGGTAAAGGTCGATGGCTACCGTGGTCCTAAGAAGAAAAAGCGTCTGGCTGATGACATTGTTGACGACCTAGAGCGAAACGCTCGCAGCAAAAATGCCAAGTTGGACGAAAGCTGCAAGAAAAGCGATAATGCAAGGAAGGATCTGAGAAAACAGATCATCGACAAACACGGGTCAAAGAAGAAGGATTAGAGATGCCAAGCCAAGACAAAGGCGCATACAAGCGAAAAGCGAGCCCGTCATCTAAAAAGACTGAATCCAAAGTCAATGAAGCGGGCAACTATACCAAGCCAAAGATGCGCAAGCGGATGTTTGAACGTATCAAAGCTGGTGGTAAAGGCGGCAAGCCCGGACAGTGGTCTGCGCGGAAAGCACAGATGCTAGCTCTCGCTTACAAGAAAGCGGGTGGAGGCTACATAGACTGATGGCAAAGCTTGAATCGCAGAGAAGCCTAGAGAAATGGACATCAGAAAAGTGGCGAACCAGCGATGGAAAGAAAGCCATACGGAAGGGTGGTACGGTTAGGTACCTTCCTGAGAAAGCATGGAAGTCTTTGACTCCCGCTCAAAGAAAAGCCACTAACGACAAGAAGAAGGAAGAGTCGAAGAAGGGCAAGCAATTCGTACAGAACACACCGGCAGCAAAGAAGGCTTCAAAGAAGGCTAGGTCATGATCGTAAGCAGTAGAGATAAACGAAGAGCCAGACGGATTGCCGCTGAAAAGTGGAACATGGTGAACAAGGATTATCTCGACATGCCAGCGAGTCGGAGAGCAGTGTACGCGAAGAGATTTGCAGAAGAAGAGATACTTGCCGGTAGAGCTGCTATCGGCAAGGGCGAAGGGTTCCGTTCGGTTTTCACAACATTGATCCTACACATCATGATCAAGATCGCTATCAAGCTGATCGACCGATGGTTGGAAGAAAAACTGTTTTCAGTACCAGAGGAATAACGTGAAAGCAATCAAGGACAACAAGGCTTTTCAAACGATAGTAGGCGCAGGAACCCTGTACTTACTTTTCATTCTTTGGAGAGATGGCTGGATCAGTTGGATACTTGGTGACAGATCACCAGAGGAGGGCTATAGCAATTCACAGTTGTGGATCGCTATAGGCAGTGCTTTGCTTTCGTTCGTTCAGTTAGTTGGTATGATTACTATAGGCTGTGTGAGTGGGTTACTTCCTCACGTTGGCAGCCTAGTAGAGTTCGCATCAGAGAAAATAAAAGAGGGGGTCAAGCACGCGAAGTCTTGGTTGGCTGAAAACAGCAAAAAGCCGCAAGACGGACAGTGGGACTGGCGACCCCTCGCAGCAATAATCCTGTCTTATACCCTTTGGTCTGGTGGGCAGTTATCAACAATCTGGGATTCAATCAAGGGCTTGATACCAGATGTGATCAGCACAGAAGTTGAGCGACCGACCTCGGCTATATTTTTTATTGATGACGACACGGTAAGCCAGAACCAGAGAGCAATAGCAACCAGCCTTTTGGTCAATGATCTGCTGGACTCCAAGGGAGTGGAGAGGCGGATGATGTCTACAGATCAATCTGCTGGAAGCTCTGAGCCTTGGATGTCTACCTTGGTGGACATATCTCCAGATGACAAGAGCAGCTTGGTCCTTTATTACGACGAAGGCAAAGCTAGCGTATTAGATATGCCCAACTCCGTAGATCAGATTAGGGAGTTGGTAAGTGCTTGGTAGGTATCGGGGCTATGCGCTCAGAGATTACGAATCTGTTCCCGAGTTCTCTGCATTTCCAGAGTTCGACGGGGAGCGTCTGCCACGATCTCAATGGAAAGAGCGGATCGACTATCTGAACTCGATTGGTTCTCAGCCAGTTCATTTCCACAAGCGATTCTGCAAGATCAAGAACCAGAG